AGACTAATAGAAATACAAAACAATAAGACAAATTAAGTACGATGTAAATCATCTAATGGCTGTGACGTAGGGGGGTACCAAACCTCCCCTGCGTCAGAGTCATCAGAATCAGTCAAATCATAATGGTCTTCTAAGATGGGATCAACATCTTTAGGGGGGGGGGTTTTTGGACGATTAACCCTGTTATTATACAAATAAGGTAAAGCCAACTCATCACTGATGGGAGGCTCCAAAGGTACTCCAAAATAATTATAATGATTGTTCGCTAAATAAACAGTGGCCTTGACAGGCTCGATGCCATGTACGTCGTCTTCAAACCCTTTAAAAGGGATTGTGACGGCTGGAGTGACACAAGTAAGAGCCAAGTTCCATTGTTTATAAGCGACCTCTCGAAGAACATCATAATGAAAGTTATTTTCGACATCTTCATTTAAGAAGCCCTCACGATCTTGTACGTAAGAGTTCCTTATCTGTAGTGTCAAAAATTCAGTAGTTGGCGCAACACCATAATGTGTGTAAATCAAACCTTGCAAAGCCCGAGCACCACAAAGCAGACCCTCACCAGAGACATTCACTCGACGTAAATATCCCTGAGCAGGTTTACCATCTTTGTGAGGTGGCTTTGGAGGGTTTGAATCACTCCATTTGGGATCAACTACTTTTGGGCCAACCCCATTCTCAGGCTCAAACACCTTCCAAGAATCATGATAGTCATCAGGAGCCAAATCTAAATGTACATGCATATGTCCGTCGTCGTCCTGACGTTTCCATCTTTCTTTAAACTCTAGGGTATACTGTAATAAAGAAACTGGACGATCACGAGGCTCAGATAAAAACTCAGACCAATGCTTAAAGAAATTCATATAACCAGTATAAGTTCTAGAAGCAGCCAATTCCCACAAAGGATAAGTGTCTACAAAACCAGAAGGTAAACCCGCTTTAACCCAAGCTGGGAAGAAAGGACCGGCTGAAGGGATCGAAGCAGCAAAAGTATTCATAAAGTCCATACAAGAGAACTCTCTTGGGGTGACGTCAGCATTATTTATAGTATAAATAGTACTGACACCATCCAGAGTTCTACCCGTACGGCCTCTACGTTGCTTTAAAGTCTGCGAAGATAATACATAATACCCTTTATTAGGGACTTGATCTAAGCCAGAAAAGCGGACACGTTCTCCTTTCAAAACTTCAGGTGCCAAATTAAGGTCTTTATCTGGGCTTGACACGAAAACATCTAAATTAGAAGTAAATACAAAAGATACATCGGGTATAGTCACGCCAGCATCAGCAACATTTGTTGAAACAAAGACACTGGCGGATTGATCGATCTCTAAGTTAGAAGAATTAATAATACAATATTTGAATACAAGCCTAGAAGCGAGAGTATGTTGTTGGGCTTTGGTAGGCAAGAAGACTAAAATTTTCTCATTAGGAGATCTATCATTACAAAAAGCTACAACAGAATTGATGTAATCAGCAATACTGTTGGCCGTCAAGTCTATGTCTAAAATCTTATTCTGATTTACAGCAGGTATATAAACAATTTCAAATCGTTCTAAATCCTGAGTCGGAGTAGCGGTAATATATAATACACGTTCTTTTTGAATAGTAAAATAATTCTTAAGAGTGATATAATGTGGCTCATCCAGATGGGCCTCATCAACCACAAATACAGAGCCAGGGCCACGCAAAACATCTGACGCAAAGAAAGATTGGGCGGTTGTATAAATAAGCCGCTCATCCCCGCGAAGCTTAAAACCTTCACAGAGAACTCCAATCCCTGAATTAGGATACAAAGATTTCATATAATTACAAACACTAATCGCTACAAGTCTACGAGGCACAATGACAATGACACGTCTCTGTACAATATCAGACAACCTATTCATTAATCTAGTAGATTTACCGACGCCAGTAGGCGCAGACAAAACCAATGTAAGATTAGGTTGCATAATAAACCTACGGACGGCAGCGTCAAAAGGTTGAAAGTCTATGGCACCAGCCGGTGAGAAATATCTAACACAATAACTTAATAATTGGCCTGCCAAAAGAGAAGGGGAAGGTATAAATACATCTATTACAGGCATCCGAATATCAAAAGTTATAAAAGATAAAGCATAAACCAACAAAGTCTCAAGGATATGCAAATCAAGTTCTACTAAAACTTGAGTTACATGCCCAGTTAGAATAAACAAAGCATTAACAAATACAGAATCAAACAAACGTAATAAATCTAAAGGACTAAAAGATTTTCTATTAGTGATATAACGAGTAAGCCACATGTACAACCAATGTCTAACAACAAGGACTCCAAAAGGTTCGTGTGTTAAGTGCAAGGACTCATTCCTCAAAAATGAGTAAGGAGTCCTAGCACTCAGCATACGAGCTACTGAAAGTTCATTGTCTTTAGAATTGGCTTTAGCAATAAACGTTAAAGGCCAAGAAAGACGGTCAGCTAATTTTTGTTGAATCCAGTCAGCCCATCTAGTATTAGCATAACGAGGAGACAAAAGAGTGGGAAAATCTGAAATCCAACGAACAAAAACTCCAAAAGGGTCAGGAGTGTCATAAATATGGAAAACAGCAGAACCATCTTCATCTTCTGCTAAGTCGTCATCTAAATAAGGAAACGGTTCAGCAGAATACCACTGCCTCAAAACTTGATTATAAGTGGGCGGAGCCGGATAGTTCTTTGGCGAAATACCTCGTTGCCTCCATGAATCAACATTCTGAGCATAAAAGATGCCTGCTTTACGAGCCAACACATCATATATGTCCTTATGATGGGCACATAAATACATATAAGCTAACAGAGCGGCATAAGAATTTTCAGTCTTATTGACCTTGGTCAAAGTATTTTGTCCCTTGACCTTACCAATAAGACGAACACGATCATGACAAGTTGCAAAATTTAGAGGTATGGTCACACCAGCAGCAGTCAATTCAGACTGGACATCAGGAGTAAGAGGCAAAGGCTTCTTAGCAAGAAATGAGAATGCAGCATCTTTCCAATCCTTAATTCCATCAGGTAATGGTTTATCATTGCCCGGGAGCCAGGATTGACCAGGAGCTTCATCCCTCATTTCAGTGCCTAATTCAGCCATAGCCTTGATTGCAGCATGAGGTGACCAACCAAACACAGGATCATAACCAAGGATATGATCATCACCAAAATTTGCAAGCTTATTGAAGTTAAAGAACTCACGAGCACGCAACCCTGTCACTCTTCTCCAAGCAAACAGATAATTAGCTACTAAAGCAAGCGAATTATCTGTGCTTGTAGAAGAATGGCCGGTTGTGAACCCTTGAGCCTTTGTGGCAATGTCTCCGAGATTCTTAAACCCTAAAGGTGAATCTCTCAACATGTCATAACTTATATCAATAAGTTGGCAAATTTTGTGATAATCTTTATGCAAAGTATAACCACGCTTACGCATCTCAGCCACCATCTTGACAATGACAGGCGACTGTGTAGAATCAAACGCAGTCATATCTCCAGCCCAAACATGAGTATACCCTAGTAAAGAACTCCAAAGCCGATTAAAGTTTTGGCCATTCAATGGCATGCCAATCTTAACAGGTGTCTCCCAAATCCGATAATTATGATTAGGTTTGTAATTGAAGACAGTAGTCATGACATGATGAGTAAAGGCTGAACCTATAACAGTACGCACAGAACGAGTGAGGGATTTCTTCAACTTTAGGTTCTCCCATTTTGTAAAGACTGGCGCTGGCATCGTCAAAGTCTGAGCTTCTTTGAAGACTTTAGCCCACGCAGTCAAGAAATTGCGATGTCCACCCATCATATCAATACAAGCATTCCTAGTCAACTGTTTCAATTTAGTGACTTTGCGTTGAGTACTTGTAGAAAACCCAAAACCCATATTAAAGTTCTTCTTCCATCCCTTAAAGATCTCTTTAAAAGATGAAAGTTTACTATCTTTAAATTGGGTTTCCATGGTTTCATATAAGTCATCAACGCCAGCCATAAAATTATCCATTGTCCAGTTGTCATGGTTGCCAGTCCAATACCTTGCTGTTGAACGAATTTCAGGTTCAGGGCCAGTGTACGTAGTGGTATGGATGTTACCAGGTATCTCAGGATGGAAATTCAAGATATCTGATCCCATCTCTAACCACTTATGCACACCAACCTTGGCTTTTCTAAAGCCCAAGGCGAAATTGCTAGTTCCAATTAGCCAATTACGCCATGAACCCCATTCGGCCAAATAAGCTGAAGACTCAGGTCCAGTAAAGGAATCAATAAATGATTGTTGAACAGGGAAACCCATTTCTCTAAGGGTCACATAAGTCGCCCTAATAGAATCAACAGTCGCTGGCTTATATGAGGCCTGAATCATCTCTGGAAGTGTCATCTGTTCAAGCACTTCAACAAACCGAAGAACCGAGCGACGTGTAAGAGATACCCAAGACCGGATAAACACAGTTGATAGACGGGCTTGATCAAACCCACCCCTTAAGAGGGCTTCATCAGCTTCTGGTCCAAGCGTCCCATCTAAATAATGACCACGGAAAGCACCTGCTAAGCCCAAAAATCGCAGCACTTTATAACAGTCTTTCCAATCAAACCCTAAAATATTAACAAGATAAATATAGCCATAAGCCAAGCCAGTAAAGATTACATCATAAATTAAATCAGGTATCATCCAAGGTATCATAGCAAGGAAAATGGCTCTAAAGAACCGAACTGGCACTCTGAGAGCAGGCTTCACTACAGTTTTTGTGAAGCCTTCACAGATCCAGTACAACCCCAAAGCAAAGAAGAAAACTCCAGCAGCCACAAAATATAAAGGCGTTGATAAGGTTAAAACCTGAACAAAAGCTGAAGTGATAACACGTCTCTCAAGAAGTGATAACCTGGTTGTGTTTTTGATAACAACCAGATCATCACCATCTTGGACGGCAATTTTAGGCTCATAACCCGTCCGAACTCTAGTCAAAAGGAAAATCGAAACCACAGTTTCTTCTAAAACCCGAAAGAAAGTCGGGAAATAACCCAAAAGTATTTTAAACTTATCGGGATCAATAATAGAACCAGCTGTTCCCAAACATACTATGAGTGGGACCGCAAAAATTGTGGGTCCATAAATTATGAAAAGAGAGAAAAGACCAGCTAGGAAACCACCTAAAGAAAGCGCTAAAGCTATCTTAAGAAGAAATATAATGCCAAATAAAGACCACATGAAAATTTGGACTGATAAAAATAATTTAAAATAGAATAAATGAGAAATCGGTTCAATCGTAACCCACAAATCTTCCTGATGCTCCATGACACGTAGCCATAGCTCAGCAGGAAGCCTTAAAGGCAATGAAACCGCTAAAAGAAAAGCTCTAATAGGTAAAATGAACAACATTGGATGAGAAAGGTAATCATAACCCCATCTAGACATATCCCTTAAGAATCGTAACAATCGTCGGTCATACCTGACGAAATTAGTTAAATACATAGTACCAGGGACAGTAATACCCATGGTTTCAGAAAATACATCTAAAATAACTAAAAAGACTCGGAAAACAAGCATGATTACAACAGGTGAGACAGCAAGGGAAATTATAAGAGCTGTAAAAGGGTGATAGGTCACAGTATAAGCATAAAAAGCAAAAGTGTAAACCATCATCCATTCTAATATAACAATGAACCCGCCTGCCATCAAGGAGACAGGAGTCACTGCAAAGAAACCAACAATAAAATTATGAATTTGAAGAGGTAGATTTACATTCATTAATAAATTAGCAAACCACCAAACAAGCTGGACCCAATAAAAAGCAGCATGTCGAATGGCCAGCATTTCAACAATCCCAACGGAAAATCTATTAAACAGGTCAAAACTAAAATTATAAGAGGAAACTTCTATACCAAAAACAGGCCCGACTAATCCTACAAAAATTGCAACTTTACTTGCTACAAGCCCCTTTGTACCCGACAAAGCAGCCAAAACCATAGCCCCATAAGTTAAAGAAACCATCTTACTAGCCACGTAGCAGATGGGAATAGCAATATAATACAAAACGAACCCAATGGGTCCAGGGTCTGAACCGCCCATCGCAGATGAGCGGTCATATCCAGTGGTCCGGACCACATGGACATTAGAAATGACGGAATCCCTATTGGGACCCCATCCCGGAAACATATAAAAAGGTGCAATTGACACCCTTTCATAGGACTTAACCTCGTCCCAGAGGTTAGGAGTGTAAACACCCCT